AGCCTGCTGGTCGCCGAGGGGCGGCTGAACAAGAAGGGCCGTGCCGTGGCATCGCGGTCGAAGTCCGGCCGGGGACTGACCACCGTGCCGATCTTCCTGCTGGTGCCGCAGGTCAGGCTGCCGAAGCGGCTGGACCTCACGCGGGATGCCGAACGGGCGCGCGATGCGGTGCCAGGGCTGATCGTGGCGAACTGGGTGGAAGGGCAGTTGGGATGAAACCAGCGACACTGGACCAAACTGTTGTTCGCTGCGCTCACTAGCCTTCGTTCCTTTTGTCCTCGTCGTTCGCGGAAGTCTAAATTTATGGCTTGCAACACCAGATCAACTGAAAGAGCATCGTGAGAACACAAAATGCTGATTTGGGGGATGGTATGGGCAGCACTGGCTCTGGAAGCTTCTCGGACTACCCCGGCTCGCGGCCTAAAGAGGGAGGTGAGGGATCCGGGGGTGGTGGCGCCAGTGGGGAAGATCGCTGCGCCCGGGCATTCTCCTGCGCCCTCGAAGAGGTTGAGCAGTGTGACTACTTTTCCGCAAACGGGGGCGTTCCTCCGGCCAACACGGCGCTATCCATCGAGCAGCGCGGGAGGTTATTCGCAGTCGACGCGGGTGGCCAAACCGTGGGGGCGCTACCTACCGGGTTCAACTACCTGGCTGACTGCATGGCTGCGGGCTTCACCTATGAGGGGCGCGTCAACTCATCGACATCGGCTCCAGTTGCATCTGTCAACGTAGACTTCGCGCCGCGGACGCCATGAGTCCCAGTCAAGACCTTCTGCTGGTCGGCGAGATCTACATAGACTTCACCCTGCCGAAGGCGAGTGCGGACAGTAAGCTACGGCTCGGCGGTATCGTCCACGCCGCTCGCGGGCTATGGGCAATAGACGCGAACTTTTCTGTCGCCGCCGTATGTCCCGGCTATCTGGTCGATCAGGCACGCACCTACCTCGAACGCTTGGGATGCAGCGAATTCATCTGGCTGGCAGAGGTCAAGGGCGCGCCCAACGTCATGGCGATTGGCGATCCGACCGAACTCGCGGACCAAGCCTATCAAGACATCCTGAGAGACGAAAAATCAGTCGGATACCGACGTGAAGCTGACGTACTAAAGGCGTTCAAGACCTGCCTGATCTTTCCTGGAAAGTACGATCTCACGGTCCTGAGATCCCTACTTGCCGAGAATGTGCAGGCAAGCTTCGATATCGCCTATGATCTTCCTGACCTTCAGTCGCTCTCATCGTTCAAAGGAAATATTTCATCCATAATTACTTCCACATCGTCTCCGATGTTCCTGGAGAAAGCATCGGAGGACATGTCTAGCCTGCTGGATGATCTACGTGAGCTGTCGCCGCAGGCCATTCTGTTGAAAGAAAATCGCGGCGGTAGCCGCGTGTTCGATCTTCGCACTGATGAAGTAGACGAGATTCCGGCGCTCCTCGGCGAAACCGTCAACTCGGTCGGTGTCGGTGACGTTTATTCAGCAGTATTCGCGTCCATGCTGAGTGCGGGCGCCTTTGATGCCGGATGGAAGGCAGCGCGCGCTGCGACGTGTTATGCCCAGACGACCTACCCGGATGACTTCAAGAGAGATGCTCAGCGCAGCCTCGTGCTCTCCGTCGATCAGATGCGCGGCCTAGGTGGAACTGTCCTGCCCTGGCACGCACGGCCAGCCTTCCAGATATACTTCGCCGCTCCCGATTTCTCCTACGTCGACCGAACGCACCTCGAAGAGGCTCTTGGGGCGCTCGCCTACCATAATTTTCGGCTCCGCCGCCCGGTACAGGAGAACGGAGAGCTAAACCCGCAAAGCTCGATGCATGAGATGCGAGCCGCATATCTGGGTGATTTGGGTCTTCTGGAGGAGTGCGATCTTGTCTTTGCGCTGCCTCTGGAGCGCGATCCCGGCACACTCGTTGAAATCGGGCTGGCCCTTGCACTGAAGAAGCCTGTAATCACCTATGATCCGCTCAAAGAGAATACCAACACCATGGTGATGGCGGGTAGCACGGTCTATTCAGCGAAGCTCGATAGCTGCCTCAACGGCCTATTTGATGTTATGTCGAGACTAAGGGCGACGCGCTCATGAAGCAGGCTGTCGTCATGGTCTCTGGCGGACTCGATTCAACAACGGTCTGCTATCTGCTGGTCAACGAGGGGACAGAGGTTCATCCCATCTTCTTCGATTACGGCCAGCACTGTGCCGAGACAGAATGGGCGAAGGTGCAGGAAGTCCTCCCGCAGGAGGCCATGCCGCCAGAGCGACTGAATATCTCGGACATCTTCAAGGGCTCGCCATCACGGATGATCCTGGAAGCAGACCTTTGGAAGGAAGCCGTCTCTGATGATGACCTGTACCTTCCGTACCGGACGATGCTGTTCTTCGCTGTGGCCGCGGCTCGTGCCCAGACGCTTCGGATCCTCAACGTGTATTCGGGGTTTATCAACAGCAATCATGCCAAGGAAATAGACTGCAGCACCGAGTTCATGAACGGCCTTGAAGAACTTTCTCGTGGCGTCGGTGCCGTGCGCTTCTATGCGCCCTTCCGCGAGAAGACCAAGGCCGACGTCGTCCGACAAGCGCTGGAGCTTGGGGTACCTATCGGCCGAACCTTCTCCTGTCAGGCGTCAAGTTCGTTTCCTTGCGGGGCCTGCCCCAACTGCGTAGAGAGGCTGAATGCGTTGGCAGAAGCTGGCATAGCGTAAATGGGAAAAATAGAAGTGGCGGAAAACCTGAACAATTCAGACGCTTTGTATGCCGCCCGGCGCATTGCCGACCATGCTGTTCGAACCGGTGTTCTGGGATCGCGCATCTCTTGCAGACCCGTCTATCAGCACATCGGCGCGGTACTTGCTGACTCGGTCCTACAAGCCGGGCTGAACTACGCAAAAGTTGTGAAGCCCCGCATTGCCTCCATTCTTAAAACCTTCCCGCACGCCACAACCATGAACATCTTGATAGGGGTGATTGAGCAAGAGGGAAGCCCGAAGTTTCTGCAATGGGAGCATCGGGAGAAGGTTTCACGCTTTGACAATCTGGTCGCCTTTATGGCCGAGGCGAAAATTGAGAGCACATGTGAGTTGAGCAAAGCGCTACGTGACGAAAGCTTTCGGGTGGATATCCGGCACGTGAGGGGGATCGGCCCAAAAACCGTTGATTATATGGCCTGCCTGGTCGGTGTGGATTGCATCGCTGTAGATCGTCACATCCGGGGCTTTGCTGAGCTCGCAGGATTAGAGGACGACGGCTACGATTATCTGCGCGAAGTGTTCAGCTTTGCGGCGGACTTATTGTCTATCTCTCGGCGTGAATTCGATGCGAGTATCTGGCATTATCAGTCAGAGAAAAACACTCGACAACTTTCCCTACAGTTCATGCAATAGACCATGTTGTCTTCGCCTGCCTAAGGTCGCCGTTGGGATCAAACCGACATCAACCTTCGGAACTCCAAATGCCCACCTACCGCGAAACCATCCTCACCGCGCTGCACACGCGGCTTTCGGCGCTGCCCGCCACCGCCCTGCGCGGTGAGGTCCTGCCCGAGCGTGTGCCAGCAGCCGGGCTGCTGATCCTGCGCGACGGCGAACCCGGCGAGCCCGAGGTGACGCTCTCGCCCTTGCGCTACCACTACCACCACCGCGCCGAGATCGAAGCCGTGGTGCAGGGAGCCGCCCGTGACACGGCCTTCGACACGCTCTGCGCCAGCATCGGCGCGGCGCTCACTGCCGACCGCACGCTCGGCGGTCTTTGCGACTGGGTGGAGGCGGAGGCCCCGCAGCCGATCGACCTGCCGGTGGACGGCGCCGCCAGCCTGAAGGCGGCCGTCATCCCGGTGGTGCTGCACTATTCCACGGCCGACCCGCTCGGCTGATCCCGACAATCCGAGGAGAAACACGATGGCACGCGCCCAAGGGGCGCGGGCGCGGATGGCGCTCGCGTTCGAAACGACCTATGGCACACCGCCCGGCAGCGGCTACTCAAGGATGCCCTTTGCCAGCGCCACGCTCGGGGCGGAACAGCCGCTCCTGAACTCGGAACTTCTGGGCTACGGCCGCGATCCTCTTGCGCCCATCAAGGATGCGGTGACCGCCGATGGCGATGTGGTGGTGCCGATCGATGCCGAGGCCTTCGGCTTCTGGCTGAAGGCGGCCTTCGGCGCGCCGACCACCACCGGAAGTTCGCCCGGCCCATATACCCATACGTTCCAGTCCGGCAGCTGGACGCTGCCCAGCATGGCGATCGAGACCGCCATGCCCGAGGTGCCGCGCTACGCCATGTATTCCGGCGTGGTGCTGGACCAGCTCAGCTG